ATCATGCTTGGCAACGCATACGCCCAACTCTTGCTTTCGGAGATTCAACGCAACGCCGGGGTTGAAGCCGTGGTGACGGTTGGGCAACTGGCCTCCGCCGTTTGGCAGGAAGCCAACCGCCCGGATACCGTCAAGGATGGGTGCGTGATGAGCAATTCAAGTTCCCGGATCGCCGCGCAAACCCTCTTGGCCAAAATGCTTGGAATGCTGGCACCGAAGCCCAAAGAGCCGGAGGGCGGCAACGTCCGGCGTGTGATGCACGTTCCCCTTGTGGCCGTCACCGATTGGGGCACCATGGCAAAGGCGATGCAAAAGAATCTCAAAGCCCAAACCGTGTTTGATGTGTGAGTATTGCCCCCAATCATGATGATCGCATTGAAGTGATTTGGGAGCCAATCCCCGGCTCACAAGCCCTTGCTGTATCATGCCCGTGCAATGAAATCTTGTATGACGGCTCACGCGGCCCCGGAAAGACGGATGCCCAATTGATGCGGTTCCGTTCCCTTGTGGGGTTGGGCTATGGGAAGCACTTGCGCGGGGTGATTCTTGATCGTGCCTACGGCAACCTTGCCGACTTGATCGCCAAATCAGAGAAGCACTTTTACGCGTTCAAAGACGGTGCCAAGCTCTTGAAGGCGCAAGGGCAATTGAAATGGGTTTGGCCAACCGGTGAGGAATTGCTTTTCCGGTTCATCAAGAAGGAAAGCGATTACCTCAACTTCCACGGCCAAGAATTCCCTTTCATCGGCTGGAATGAGCTAACCAAGTATCCCAACCGGAAGCTTTACGATTTGATGAAATCGTGTAATCGCTCCGGCTTCCTCCCGGAGAAACACACGCCCCGTCGCCGTGATGGCACATATGACACGCCGGACGGCCAACCGCTGCCGGAAATCCCCCTTCAAATCTTCTCAACAACCAACCCATGGGGGCCGGGGCACGCGTGGGTAAAAGAGCAATTCGTTGACGTTGGGGAGCCGGGGGAGGTGATATATGTTACAACCGAAGTTTTCAACCCCCGCACCAAGAAGCGCGAAAACGTCACCCGCACGCAAGTAAGGATTTTCGGCACTTACAAGGAAAACATATATCTTTCCCCCGAATATATCGCGGGGCTTGAACGCGAAAGCGATCCCGAAAGGCGCAAGGCGTGGTTGCTTGGTGATTGGAACATCCGGGCGGGCGGCATGTTCAATGATCTTTGGAAAGAGCATATCCATGTGATTGAGGATTTCAAAGTGCCGAAGAATTGGCGCGTTGATCGCTCATTCGATTGGGGTTCATCCCATCCCTTTTCCGTCGGCTGGTATGCGGAGGCCAACGGCGAGGCCGTCACGCTCAATGATGGCACGCGTTGGGCACCCCGGCGCGGTTCCATCATCCGCATTTGGGAATGGTATGGCACAAGCGGCGGGGTGAATGACGGCTTGCGCATGTCCGGCCCGGAAATCGCGGAAGGCGTGATGGATCGTGAAATGAGCCTTTTGAAACGCGGCATCATTTCCAAAATCCCGGAACCCGGCCCGGCGGACCCCACGATTTATTCAACCCGCGAAAGCGACGTTGCCAGCATCGGAAAGAAAATGGAGGCGGAAGGTATATCATGGAAGCCCGGCGATCATTCCAACGGTGCCCGCATCAACGGTTGGCAACTCATTCGGGACATGCTTACAAATGCCGTGCGCCGGGAGGGTCCGGGTTTATACGTGACAAAATCTTGCCGCCACGCTAGGAAATTCATGCCGGACACGCCCCGCGATGAGGAAAACCCGGATGATGTTGATACGGATACGGAAGACCATTTGCAAGATGAATTGAGATACAGAATCCTTGATGCCTCCCGCAAGTGGACTATCGGAATCAAAACCAAGCACGCCAAATAAATCAAACATATATCAAGCCATGCCAGTTGACAGCAAACACCCGGAATTCTGCGAAGTTGAAAAGGATTGGCAGCAAATCGCCGATTGCTTGGAAGGCCAGCGCAAAATCAAGAAGGAAGGCACCAAATACCTTCCCCAACCCAACCCCGATGATGAAAGCGAGGAAAACCAAGCGCGGTATAAGGCTTACAAGAAGCGGGCGGTTTTCCACAATGCAACCGCTCGCACCGTCGGCAACATGGTTGGGCAATGCTTTTCCGTTGATCCGGTGGCAACGCTGCCGGATACCATGATTGAATGGTTGGATGATATTGACGGCGGCGGCGTGAGCGCGGCCCAACAAAGCAAGAAAGCCCTCGCATACATTGTGGCCATGAGCCGCGCTTTCCTTTGGGTTGATTACCCGGAGACGGAAGGGCCGGTATCGGTTGCCGACGCGGAGGAAGGGGCAATCCGGCCCAAATTCATCCTTTGCGATCCGCGCAACGTAATCAACTGGCGTGTGATTCCCCACGGGGCCAAATCCAAGCTTTCCTTGATCGTGATTCGTGAATCATACATCAAGAAGGATGATGGCTTTGAGGCGGAGCTTGATTTTCAATACCGCGTGCTCCGGTTGGTTGAGGGGAAATACGTGCAAGAGCTTCACAAGCCAAGCGGGGCCGGTGGGTATGAAATCACCACGATCAACCCCACGGACGGCACCGGCCAACCCTTTGAGGAAATCCCCGGCACCTTCATTGGCGCGGAGACCAATGATTCAACGGTTGAAAAGCCCTTGATGCTTGATATTTCAAATCTCAACATTGCCCATTATCGGAACTCCGCCGATTATGAGGAATTGACATACATGGTTGGCCAGCCAACCCCGTATTTGTCCGGCCTCACCAATGATTGGGTTGAACGGCACATGAAGGGGCAAATCATGCTTGGTTCCCGTGCGTGCATTCCGCTGCCGGAGAATGGCACGGCGGGCTTGATCCAAGCGCAACCCAACACGCTCCCCGGCGAGGCCATGAAGCAAAAGGAAGAGTTGATGCAAGCGTTGGGTGCCAAGCTCATTGAAAAGCGGGAGGTGCGCCAAACCGCCACCGAAGCCGGAATCACCGAAGCAAGCGAAACATCAATTCTTGCATCATGTTGCAAGAATGTTTCCGCCGCCTATGCCTTCGGCTTTGAAATGGCCGCACGCTTTGCCAACATCCCCGTTCCCACCGGCACGGATTCCATGTTGTATGAACTCAACACGGATTTTGCCGTTGCCCGCATGTCACCGGAGGAAGCCGGGGGCGTGCTCAACTTGTATCAAGCCAACCTCATCACGTTTGAGGAAGCGCGGGACAAGCTCAAAACCGGCGGTTGGGCATACCTTGATGATGAGGATGCCAAAGACCAATTGGAGGAAAAGGCGGATGAAGACTTCAAAAAGGCTCAACAAGAATTGAAGAGCCAAACGGATGAAACAATCCGTGCCGCTGCCGCCAAGCCCGCCCCCGGCCAACCCGTGATCCCGTAAGCCATGGCCACGCCCATTGATATTGCAACCCGCCAACAAGTTTACCTTGAACGCTTGAAGGCGGGGTATCTCCGCAATTGGAGCGGGGCACAAGCGAGCTTGCGGGAACGCGTGCGGATCGTGATGGCCGCGCTTGATATTGAAAACCTTCAAGAGCTTGACCGGCGGGAGCTTCAAAAGGTGCTCATCGGCTTGCGCTCCGCCATGGTGGAAGTGACGGCCCCCGTCATGTCGGCATTCCTTGATGAGCGCATGCCGGAGCTTGCGAGCCTTTCCGCCGCGTTGGAAGTCACCGCGCTTGCCTCACTTGTGGCCAACCCTCCGCGCTTCAACATGCCAACGGCAAAATTGGCATATCAAGCCGCGCTTGAAAACCCGGTGCAAGCAACCGGCGAATTGCTCCGCTCAATGGTTGAGGATTGGCCAATCCGGGATGCAATGCGCGTTTCCAATGTTGTTCAAAGAGGATGGGGCCAAGGCCGGACTTTATCAGATATGATCCGGGAAGTTGTCGGCACCAAGCGCAACGGATACAAAGACGGCATCCTTGATATATCACGCCAGCACGCCGGAACGGTAATCAACACCGCCACGCAACACGTTGCCAACGCCGCCCGCATGAAGGTATGGGAAGACAACGGCGACATTGTGAAACGGTATCAATGGGTTTCCACATTGGACCGGCGCACCACTCAACAATGCAAGAGCCTTGACGGGCGCACGTTTGAAGCTGGCAAGGGGCCAATGCCTCCCATCCATCCCAATTGCCGGAGCACCACGGTTGCCGTGCTTGGCTCCGAATGGGATTTCCTTGATGCCGGTGCAACCCGCGCATCCTCCGGCCCAAATCCGGGATACGTGCCAGCGGATGAATCATATTACGAATGGCTAGGCAAGCAACCCACCGGCTTTCAAAACGTCGCCCTTGGCCCAACACGCGGCCAGCTTTTCCGGGATGGCGGCTTGACGGCGGAACGCTTCGCGGAGTTGAATCTTGGCCGTGACTTTGAACCCCTCACGCTTGCGGAAATGCGGGCGATTGAACCCGAAGCTTTCAAGCGTGCGGGGCTTTGAAATAGAAAACGAAAAACAACAAAAGACAAGGAACCAACATATATGAAAATCACACACGCCGTATGGAAGCTTTTGCCTTCCGATGTTCAAGCCTCTTTCACCAAGATTGGAACGGGGGCCGATGATGCCAGCGAATTTGACAACGGGGAGGAAAACGCCGCCGGGTTGAAAACCGCATTGGACAAGGAAAAGGAAGCAACCCGGAAAGCCGCGCAAGAGCGCGATGCCCTCAAAGCCGATGAGGCAAAGAAATTGGAGGAAGCCCGCAAGCAAGCCGTTGAGGAAGCCCGCACCAAGGGCGATTTCAAAACGGTTGAGGATGATTACAAAAAGCGCATCAAGGATTTGGAGGATGCCAACAAGCGATCCGCCAAGGAAGCGGAAGACCGCTTGAAGGGTGACGCGATCAACCAACAAGTTGACGAT